CAAAATCTGGTCGGCATATAACAAACCACCTGGCCCAAAACCACTCTTTGTGCCATAGAAGTCGGACTTGTAAGCATCATTAGCGATATCTACATTCATCCGCTGATTCCAGGCATCAATCCCCGCATATGAAAGATTGTTATATAAAGTAACGTCGGCGCCTACCGAAAGAGCACCCTCATTCAGATTCCCGAGTGCGGTCCAAATCTGACCGTACTCTGTACTAATAGTGCTGTTGCCCCAATCTCCGACCATTTCAGACATCAGTGGCTCGCGATCGAACATTGTGAAAACCAACGAACCAGCAATGCCACGCTTACCCCTAGAGAAAGACTTAGGATTAGCATCGCCTAGCACAAATACAGGAGCTATTTCACGCTTAACGCTGTAGGTAATAGACTGAATCTCGCCTATAATCCTTTTACCAAAGACGGCAACAATATCCGCACCAGCAAAAGTCGTGAAAGTCTTTGCATATGCGCTAACATTCTCAGGCGAATAAGGTACGTGTGCCAAATTAATTTACCTCCTAGCTACTATAGACCAACAGTCAGCCCCAGTGTGAACTTAATTCTACGGAGTTCGCCAGCAGGCACATATGTAAGAGAAATCGTCATATCCCCAAGGATCTGGTCTCGAGGTGAAACATTCAGTGTGAATTCGTACGCACGAATACCACCCTGAGGATGATCCCTCTCTTCAACCAGGACTTCCTCTACAGTAGCCCTAGCAGCTTCAATATTGTGATCATTAAGGGGATAACCACGCATTGGCTTCAATCTCTTCAGAATAGTCTGAACAAGAGCAATGCCTGTACGCAGAGACGCTCCCATAGTCCAATCTGACGGCTGATCCACTCCGATATCCTGAGCAAAGGTATCGTCGCGGTTAATCATAACTCTCCTGGTCTCAGGATCTATATCTCCTACACAGAAGTGTAATGAGTTCAATGAGTTAATCGTTGATGGCACGAACTTAAAGCGTATGCCTCTCGTAGGAAGCACCTTAGCGGTAAGACCCACAGAGTGCCTTATTGCTGAGTTATACCCAGCCAAAAGAGCCTCTGGCGAATCAAATGCGCTTTTCATATTAGCACCTGGCAATACGAAGTCAGGACCCGCATAGATCTTCAGATATCGACCAGCATCGATGGTGCTACCATCAGTGTCAGTCGTATACATATTAAGAGTCTGTGCGTGTGCTGAGAGATACGAAGCATATGATCTCTGCACAGCCAATGTCTCAATGGCACCAGTGGCAGGCTGGTAAGCCATAAAAGCCCACTTCATATAGCCATTAAGGTTGTCATTGTACAGATAGCGCGCCATCTGCGATGCGAAGTTCATAGATGTTGCGGATGCCGTAGTTACACCAGAAAGAGGAGTATCTACATGCATTCCGAACGGCACTATGATTTCAACAGGATAACCTTCAATCATATCATAAACACCTGGATCTGTCTTCAAGATGCCATAACTGGCAGCAGTAGCCAGGGGTTCGAGATGATTATAGATGTCCAGAGTGAATGTATTGACGGTATGTCCTTCGTCACTAATTGGAATATTAGCAAACGAATACTCTTCGTCGTCGGCAAAATGTAAGAGATTCAATCCGCCAGCCTGGAATGTCGGAACACCATATGAACCAGTAGCGTAATGGCTGATAGATGTACCAGTCAAACCGCTATTGTCATAGGTTGTGGCAGAATATGTACAACCCATTTGTATTGTCTCTGTTCCTGCTGTCAGGTGACGGGCCAGTGTTGCGACTATAAATGAGTTATTCCTACTAGTATTGACGGTCTCAATCACATCAGCAACAGTGTCAGTTGCGTTGTAGTATATAGTCAAATTATATAGGCTATAGCGGGTCGGAGAAGCAACTAAGATTGTACCAGTCCTCGTTCCAGAGGCAGAGATAACCTTAATAGAATTACCTTCTATGGTCCCACTCTTATAGCCATTGTACTTATTGCCGGCATAGAGAGAACGCATAACTATACTATGAGGCCAATAGGTCCCAGTAGTCATGCCCAAAGTACCAGTCAAGGGATCTGGCGCAGTGCCAAACCTCAACCAGCCATTCTTCCTATTGAACTGGAACTCGTATGCGCCGAGCGCAGCAGTGCCAGAATACTCAGTCCAGGTTTGTGAATAAGACCCACTTTCCTGGTAGAATTCTACCGCGCCAGTATTCCAGTAATCGCGGCCCAGCTGAAAAGTAGTAGCAGTAGCATCAGGAGTCGTACTACCACCCCAGATTCCATCACCTATGTAGGTGCCAGAAGCATTAGTAGCAGTCAGAATATCGGTACTACCACCGTAATCTATGAGGCAGGTCTCAGCATACTTGCCGGTAATCCTAACGGCGTGCATATCTCTGCATCCGCCGATTCCGGCGTGAACCATACCTCTCATTAAGTTAAAAGGCGCATTGCTCGGAAGTCCAAAGACGAATTGTCCTCTCTCCGATGTAAGGAGACGCAATGGGAAATTGACGGGACCATCGTTAGACGTCCCGATAATTAGCATATTGGAGGTATCGGGAACTATCGGAGGAGGGATAAGTTGCCCTTCTCTGAGATGAACCTCTGCGCCAATTACATTTTTATTTAATCCAGTCATTATCTAATCCTCCAAAGATTGTGCATCCTAAACGAAACGTTCTATGGAGCCATCAATCAGATCAGCGGCGGCGAGATCAACCTTTACTTTATCAAGAACAGGAATACGCTTAACCCAAATATTGGATATAATGAGGACAAAGCGTATGGATCTTGATATTAGCCTCTCATTAGGAGGCTTCAAGCTAGAATCTATAAGCCGCTGATTAAAAATCAACTGCTGTACCCCAAACGATTTGAAAATACCTGCGTATTGGAGTATGAAGCGCTCAATCTCTTCAGCAAGATCCTCGGCTTCCGCATTGGTCAATGCCCAACAATTAAACTGTACTGTGTACATCCTATCATCTGACCATACCTCGGCTGCTCCCTCTTCAGGAATTGCACCTTCCCAAAGTATCCGAGGCTTAGCTGATTTATAGGGAATAGACTGCACAACATGATATGTCACATATTTGTTGACATCAGAACCAGATTTTGGCCAATCGGGAGCTATCGCTTTACCTGCTTTAGCTGCTATGAAATGTAGGATCGTCTGGAATTCTTTATACGTACAGCTCCTCTTAGACGTTAGCCGACCGTCCGGCATTTCTGAGCCAGACGTATAGTCGCTGATATTCGTCACGATGACCTCGCTTGGAACGTTATGGTAATATAGTCAAGACTACCATAGAATTTAAGGGTAATCTCAATCTTCACAGTATCAAAAGATTCCTGTGATACAGAAAAACTCTGGTCTAATAATGGATAAGACTCCAAAACTGCTTTCGTAACCTTGACAATGTTCTGAATGTTTATTGGCGAGCCGAGCAGAGGCTTATTCCTCCCGAGGAGGCTGAAGTCAATATAGCTCGACGTCCCAGCCGACATCCTCGTGACATCTTTGATGACATACCGAGGAAGTCCAGACAAGCCAAGGTAGGTGGGGTCTCGAAACGCCCTATCCATTTCTCTAACAAACTTATGGATTATCAATATATTATCGGCCCGACGGAGAACCAGATTATCAGACAAAGTCTCTGCCGAGTACAGTGTTTGCCCGGATCTATTGGCATTAACGAGGTGACCAGTCCGCACCGTATTTATACCGGCCGATCGTAAATGTCTCTTCTGGGCATTGCTATATTCCCTTCCTTCGTATTCGGAATCATTCCTATAAGAAGGAATATGCGTATTAATTATATTACCAGAACCGTTAAGTTGTGCCATAATTGAGGCCGCAGAAACCGAGAGATAACTTTGCAATGTTGTATTTGGTTGATTTAGATGTCTAATATATGGCCTCTCGTGCGCCAACTTACCAGAGGCAAGCATTATATATGGACTTCCTCGATATATAGTAGTAGTAATTATATTGTTCCATCTGGTACTGCTCTGGACATCTGCTATGAACATTGTTGAGTTATTCCTAGCAATAGTGTGCATTTGTAAGATTTCTGTAGCAGACAGAGAAGAATAATATATCCCTGGAGTGATAACAATAATAGGAGTTGTTGCCTCTATATATTCGCTCAGAAGATCCCAGTCAGGAAAGACACAGAATACGCATCTATCAAGTCCCGTCGCCACCATTGTGGGAAATACGGTACCAGTAAAGTGTTCTAATATAGTAGCAGACGCCGTTCCAGTAGTGTGATAATAGACAGTGCCAGTAATATTTCTCCTTGTAATAACCGGATAATCAACTATTCCGCTCATAGAAAAGGTATCGCTAAAGTCTAGCGGCTCTTCCATAAACGCAGCATTATAACTTGTAACATAAATAGGTTCGCATTCTGCTGCCCCAGAATACGCAACCAGAACACGAAAGGGATCTGCCCTTGAAATCTCGTGTTGGGGGTCTATGATATAAGTTATGGCACTAAAGTTCATATCTAGATTGGTAATCTTGCCCTAATCGCTGCTAAGATATTTACTTCTTGATAGTCATCAATCTTAAGTCTAGAACATACAGTTTTGATATATATTCTTTCATTGTAAGCATATTTATAATTATAGGACGCATCTATTCTGTATCTGTCTGTGATATCCTTAGCATATCCATGTTCCCATTCTACATCTATAATTATATCACCAGTCACAACGCGAGCATCTCTCGGAAGATACCATACAGAATAGACGCCGGGGGAACCAAACGAACTATCATCCATAGGCATAAATCTTGCCTTCCATTTGCTAAGGTGAGGTATCCATCCTAGACCATAACAAATACTACATCCACTATCTGGCTCTCTATATATCTCTTTCCAACAATTACATTGTAGCTTCTGGGTAGGACGAAGAACAACTACGTCCCATCCATATTTCTCTAATATTTGTTCGGCTCTCTTTAGTAGCATCATACTATTCCATACTCTCTATAAAAATTTGGTACATAACTCTCGACTAACTCTCGAGAGCCGCTATTGATCCAGGTCTGGCCAGAATACCACGCGCCCGAAATGGAATAGGCATCATAGATTTTGTAGACAGCATACGTTTTTATATTCTCGGTAACGAAATAATAATTGGTTGTATTATCCTTTGTATCTATAATATCTATATGTGTCCTGAATGCTCCAGAAACTATAGAACCACTATAATTCAGATGCCTTGTTCCTGACCAGTCCATAGTATCAGAAATTAGACCAACAAGGTCATAACTATCTCGGCTAAAGAGATTTCCAATAGTAGTGCTACCATAATTGGAATCCATTAAGAAGTCGTTCTCGCTAATATAATTATTTTGCCCAAATCTAAACTTGATGCGCCAGACAAGAGTATGATAATCTCTACACCAGACATATCTATATCTCAGCCCATCCTGAGAAGCGTAATGATTTCCAACATGGCATCTATCGGTAAAGAATGTCGAGCTGAATAAGTCCTGAGTGAGCTTATTATCAATAGGAAAAAGCTCGGTAGCTGTTGAAGATATAGATGAAGGATCTATATCAATTGTATATCTAATTATCCTATTGTCGGCTACAATACCTGGATACCTATCTATACTATGGGACATAGCCTCACTGTTAGGGAGATAGAAGATATGAAGTTCTGCGTGCTTTACTGTAGAACTAAAGTGTCCTCTTTGTAAAGGAGTATATGCATCGCTAATACGAAAGATAACCGCACCGCTACGATTACTGACAAGGCTATTAACAGGAATCAAGTGTCTCATATTGCGACTAACATATATCTCGGATCCCTCTCTATATGTTCCTGTATCGCTAACAAAATGAGCCATATCAAAATTATAGATGAGAGACCTATCTAATAGACCCGAATCGGCGGCGTCGCCTATAGATAATTTATATATTCCTTCAACGCCACTAGACGACACAGTATCAACAAGAAGAAAGGCACGAACTACTGTTCCCGAAGAAACAACAGTAGCCGAAAAATCTGTCCAGCCGTGATCCCATCCTCTACCTATCCATACTCCCCCGGCCTTTTGTGTACCAGTATAATCATATGATGCAGATCCAGATACAACATAGACAATGTGATGGAGATTATATGGAGAGTAGTCTGTGACAGTGGCAACCATATCGTTATGTCTAAATGTCTTGGTACCACTGTTACATATTATGCCATGATCTCCATCAATAGCATAGCCACCATACGTATTGGTCACGACATAGGGCATTCTATACGATTGAGTAGAACCATAAGAATCACTATAATGTACCAAAGATTTACGTGGCAAATGTCCGTAATAGTACTTTATAGATCCAGGCTGTGTTGTGCGAGGACTTATCTCCATTTATTGGAATTCCTATATCCAGGATACTTCCTCTGATCGGGGTAATCGTCATGAGACCAACTACGCCTTGCTCCAACACCAGGAGATAGAACCCTATTTTCTCCCTTGATGACCGTCTGTATCTTTCTACCAAGGTTGAGGTTCATCCAACAGATTTCGGCAGCAAGTTCATAGTCACGAATCAAAGGAGCTATATTATTATAGTTTGGTTCCTTAACACTTAGATCACCAAGAGTTATCCCTCCGCCCATCGTAGCAATGAATCCACGACGAAGGAGATTTGCTATAACGCTGTTATTAATATAACATATAACATCTCCTTGAAAAGAAACAGAAGAACCAGATAGTATTGGATCAACTAAGGAAGCCGCTACGCTCCAGAGACGATGCGTCTGTAGGAATAATTCAGTACAAATGTCTATATCTGTTATTCCTGGTATAAATCCCATAACGGTATTATAAACAAAAAGGGGATTGCCTATATATGGATCCAGCGTTGATACAAAGGAGAATTGCTGGTCTGTACCAAGTTGTACTCCTCCAGCCGATGCCACATCTCCGCTTACTGTTATGACATACTGTTGATTATCCAGGAATCCGCTCATTCGATTACATACTCCTGTTCGAGTGTCTCTTCGTCTACAACGTAATATTCCTTAGTACCATCATCATGCTTCTTACCTATAACTCTAGAGACAACTCTTGTAGACGTATATCCAGTGCTGATATTAATTGAAGATTCAGCATTCTTCCATTGTAGTGGACATTCATCTTCGTCTATATCTATAGACAATGAATGGCCAGAAGGTAGCGTTAATCGTATAGTGACCACCTCATCTTTAGCCAGATTATCCCAATGACAATCCAACTCAGACACGATGTCTCCTCCTCTCAATGTTACTTCCCAGTGAGGATTATGAATAGGAGAAGGAGAGCGTGTAGGTAACGTCACTGTGTGCTCCTACTGCTACATCTGCCGTTGGGAAAATCCCCAGCAACAGATACCAGTTTGTGCCGGAATCTATCTGTGTACCTCCATTTATATTTGGGGCACCAGCACCGGGATCAGTACTAGACAGATAATACATATTGGCATCGGCGGTCGTAGCAGAAGTATTCATATCTACTTGTGCACCAGACCAACTAGAAGATCCATAATCATACATGGACGCCCGAAAAGCATTACTTGTTCCAGTAATCCAACTAGCTGGCGTGCTATTATCAGTTGTGGCATCACTAACCCACAATCTTTGATACATAATATCTGAATCTACGACAAAACAGGCCTGGACACCAAGCCTAGAACCGGCCGCTAATGTTCCCCAGTTGAGAGTCGTAAATGTAGCGCTAGGATCACCTACGTTATCATATTGTACCCAAACGACGGTTGGCATTTAATCCCTCCAAGAAGACTATCAAGAAATAGTAGCCAGCGCATCAAACGCCGAGCTATATGAGCCACTATCAACATATGTTAGTGACCCGAAACTGAAATTGACACCACTAATAATAACTGTAGAACTAAAAGAAGCAGACGAGGATATCCAAGGACTAAAGTAAAGATATGTACCAGACGCCCATACTCTTCCCGACACGCTACCATGATCTGTATTTGAATCAAGTAGTGAATATCCATCCACCTTCAACCAATCAGTAATGACGGCGGCGCTATCAAGAATAGCGTTGAATCGTATGGCAATTCTACTCGGATTCTGATTACAAGAATCATTCTCGGGAGACACTGAAATTACATATAGATTCGATGGAGTAGAGCCAAATTCACCATTATAAAATTGCCAATACCAACTCCAGAGACTATCAAAGGAACCACTTGTAGCCCTGACTCTCCAGTAGTAATTAGCATCGTCGGTGAAATCTATTCCGGCACCGATATTGGTGGCGGTAGTTGTAGAAGACCAGTAAATGGCCGAGAAGTCATTGTAGCGACTCGTTTGTATGGTATAGGATGTAGCACTAGCAACAGCATTCCAAACGAAATGAAGAGGCTCTGGGTTGGCGCTTAAATCGGGAGGCATCACCAAGGTTGGCGATTCAATACCCGAAGCAGATGTCTTAAATGGGATTAAGTACCAGGCATATTCTAGTCCCTTATCATATATACTAAGGACACCAGAATGAAATGCGCCAGAACCTTTGACCCATAATATATACTCTGTACTAGCTGAAAGCTGGGCGCTGGGTGTCAGATGTGCCGTGCGATTTGAGCCACTATAAGAAATGCTGACAGTTACGGGGCTACCCTCGGCTGTCAGCATCTTTATATTGTTAGAATTGAGTGTACTCGCGTCCATATCAACCGAGAACTGAATCCTCGGTTGAATCGTTGGTATTACCCCAGATTCGCCCGGCTCAGGATCAGATGCGAGGATAATCGTATCTTCTAATTCATAACCGGGCATTGTCCTACCTCAGGTCGTTAGTATCGCCAAACAATTACGTAGTTCAGTCCTCCAGGTAGGGACTGCATATCAAAGCCGTCTATAGAATTACCCGAATACGACTTGACACCAAGGGTGTATATGATATCAGTTGCTGACATCGATGTCCAGGCAGTTGCGCTATTATCAGCATTGACAGCAGTTTGATTCTGCTGAATAACGAAACATCCGCTTTCTACTGGGCTTTCTAGTCTATATAGATAGTCATAGTATACAGTCCATGAGGGCGAAGTTGCCACTGCTGAATTCAATGTGAATCCATAGTTGCCAGAATTAGTCGTTGTATACGAAAGAGTATATAGACTAAGATCTATAAAGACTCCTGCGTTATTCTTTAGAGCAGTAACACGAATAACTGGAGTATGTATATTCCCAGCAACTGCAACACCACTATAAAGAGGATCGTATCCTGTACCTGTATAGGTAAACTCACCAGAAGCAGCACTGATTAACAGTCCCGCTCCACTTGCTACACCCGTAAGCACCTGAGCAACACCAATTTTATCGGTAGCCGTCACCTTTACATTATATGTAGCGGCGGCACGATGTTCAAGTGTAGAATCACTATGTGTACCTGTAAAGTATGCCTTCCACATCCTGTAGCGCGACCAGATCCCGTCGATGGCATCTCCACCCCACCTAGACGAGGCAAAACCTATACCGTCTTGCCAAATCAAGTCGAGTAGATTATATTGACTTGCCGTTATATTTGGATAAGCCATATCTACCTCCTCGAAGTATCCACCTCTGGAGGCTGGCATCTATTAAATAAATAACCAGCCTCCTAAGGTCGATATATCATTAGGATCTGTCAGCAGGACCCGTAAATGACTTAGTAAGCTGTACCCTGAACGGATAAGAAGGAGCAAGAACAATGTTCTTAGCACAGGTAATCGCTCTACCTTGATTAAGGATACCGACACCATAGCGTTCGAACATCTTTACAACTTCCATATCTTCCCACGGCCTAGAGAACTGATCCGTCTGAAGCGATTCTCGTAATACGATAACACCAAGATTAGTAGCATCAACGGCGTAAATCGTAGTAGTCTTAGTAATCTTGTTCAGTTCAATGAACGGACTATAGACTACCGAAGGCAGGAAAGGAACCTGTCCAGAGACAACACCAGTGTCAGTACCTCCAGCGGCAGAGAAGCCACTAAGGAATCCCGAACTGATATTCTCAGGCTGTAAGTTAAGCCCTCCGTGAAGGGCAGTCTGTGCATATGTGAGCCAAGTCAAGGGGTGCATCAAGACATGTGTTGCATTGAAATCATTTAGAATCAATGTCGCAATCATCTTGATATAGTCATCAATTGACATTGTGTTGTTGAAATCGCCAAGCCTATCTCGGCCTGTGGTCAAGAGAGTCGGGTCTGTGGTTGAAGAATTATCAAAGACAGCCAATGCAGCCGCTTTCATTTCCCTATCACACCACTCTTCACGCACCCTTGCCATAGCCTGTCCAGCAAGCTTCATCGAAACGCCCATTACATCCCAGAGGGAATCTTTGAGCATTTCGTGGGTAAATTCAAGAGCAATGCCTACCTTCCTGATTTTGATCTGCACCGTTCGTGCCTTGATGGCATCTGGCGCAGTCGTCTCATAAGGCATACCCTGGCTCATAAATTTAGCCCGCAGGGGGCCAAGGATTGGATATTCAACAATGGTAGCGGCCGCTTCGGGCGGCAATGCTACCTGGTTAAAGAGCTTGGATATGAAATAGTTAGGCTCCGTAGCAATCTGCAGTGCACCGGCAAGGATCCGTTTAGTCAGAATGGATGCATGAGTCGTACCCATAGCTTCTGACAGCGCGCCATCTAGAACAGCAAGGTGCTCAACAGAGACGTGCTTAGGATCAGTTTTCTTGAGCAACGCTACAGTCTGCGCGCCAAGTTTGCCAGGATCTTTTTCTGCAACATCTTTCAGAGCAGAGATCTCCAGCTCAATCTGATCTCGTAAAATAGTATCTGGTACTCGCACTTGAATTCCTCCTGTTAATCAAACATGAGCCGGATATGGCATAAGCCAACTACTCCCGACCTGTCAAGTTGTATCGGCAAGCCAGGATAGTGCCCTGTCATTGTGAAGCTAACTGTTGCAGATGTAGTACCACTGCAAGTATAAGTAAGTTTGTAGTATCCGCCCATCTCTTTGGTAAGAGAAAGACTAGTCAAGAGGTCAGTGCCTCCGCCATCGACGGGACCACTAGCAGTTACGTTCGGACCCCAAGCATATACCGAAGTCAGGTAATATGTCTGAGCCGCACCACTCGTCGGGACAAATCCCTCAGAGATTGTAACAGCATATGAATCTCCTGCGGTGAGGTAAGGAATGCCTCTAAAATCACGATACAATGGCCACCTATGACCCCTATATTCGCCGCGCGGCCAAGCAGATGCGAGCTCATCACTTACATACCACGTGCCCGGCTCAAGCAAATACCACGGATCAAATTGTGCCTTCTCGAGCCAACCCATAATGCCACCATAAGTAGTATCATAGGTCTCGAGCTTGACGACCTGGCCAATTGTCTGATAGCTCTCCGTAGCGCTACCGCTATTGTAAAGTCCACTCCTGTTACGAATGAACCTACCGGAAAGGGTATTTCCGCCCAAGCGAACAAAGTCACCAGGAAGTACATAGGTATTACCAGTGCCCGGAGACAACGTGACTACCTTTGTAACACCGGCAGCCAGTGAATCGCTTGAGAAATAGGGGACCTCGATGATGCCAGCCCTATAAGGTACTGGACCATCTCCCTTAGCGCGTCCGATAACGTGCTTATAAACATGTTGGAAGGAAATGCCAAGTGGATTCCCAATGGAACCAATCTCTGAGGAGGCTGAATATGGTGAACCCTGATGAATACCACCCGAATCGGCGATAGTACAGTAGTTCTGATTCATTGCGAACATCGGATCACTATACGACGGAAAGTCGTAGATGCTAGTGAAAGTTGTCGCGCCTCCGCTCACAGTGGCACTAATATTCCCCCTGGAAATATAGGCCAATATGAAACCTTGGGGTATGACGACCTTCCCCTCGTCAGGAGCATTAGTCTGATCCCATTCATTGGTCCAAAGAACTGGCAATGTTGGGTCAGTTTCGTAATGCGTAGTTAAACCTGCGACGCAGTCGTCCTGCTTCCACATGTCGTTTTCAGAACGTGCGGTACCTGTATAAACGTAATCGGTACCTTCTCCGCCCGGATTAGTGAAAAACGTCATGTTATATCCTCCGTCTTATTAAGAGCGACCGCGCTTCTTCCGTGTATCTAATACTGCGGATAATTTCGCGGCATCATATTTTTCTTCAGTTAGATTATCTGAGTTACCGGCTTCGAGTGGATTGTCAGCAGTGGGAGCGTCCTCTGTTCCACCTTTGGCTTTATACTCGGCTTCAAGATCTACGAGCATATCATTCAAAGAATCTTCTGTGCGCGTACAATGCGCCTCTATCGCCTGGTCGAGTTTCTCGACCCCAGGTTTACCGAGCGCATGTTTCAGCACAACGACTTTTCTGGCCAGCTCTTTATGAAGAGCAGTGGCCTGATCAGCTAACTTTGTTTCAAGCTCCGAGATCTTAGCATCTTTGTCCTTAAGAGCTTTCTCTCCGGATGTCGAAGTTGCCTCGAGAGATGCCTGGAGCTCTTCTACCTTCCCCTGGAGCTCGCTGTTCTTCTCTTCGAGACCCTTGACCTTGTCATCGGATTCTCCGAGGTCTTCGACAACCTTAGAGGCAGCCTCCTTGATAGACGAGATAATATCAATCGCATCTTCTAAGGTCGCTGGCTCTTTCGACATAATGTCATCTAAGTTCATACGTGCTTAGTCCTCCTTGGATTGGAAGCGCCAGTGCAGAGTCTCGTCGAGTTTATCGACAACCTTATGCATACTGGGGAACTCATACTTCATTAAGTGTGTCACAATACGAGAATGTGCGGAAATCAACGCCTCTCGGTCGAAGATACTTTCGCCGTCAGGCATCGTCCACCACTTGTGAATAAGAGAGTGATACTCAATTAAATCACTCAATTCATCTGACTCTTTCTTTTTCTTACTATCACAGCCAAGAGATTTGGCTTTTCGTTCTACGCATGCGCGAATACGTGCCTTAATATCTGCTGATGCACCTTTGGGAAAGCCCCGAGCGAGATATGCCCGAGCAGCAGAAACCCTAGTACAATCTGGTACAGGCCAAGTTCTATTTGGTCCGCAAAATGTACTCGCATTCAAGGATTTTCTATCCTTGGTCGTCAACGCTTTTTCTGCATCAAATTCTCCAGCCTCGATGAGCCCTTCGATGAAACTCTCAAAATCTTCATCAAGATAGAGATACATCTGTTCGTTGAAGTTATCAACTTCCAGTCCTGCCTCAATGAATTCTGTTCCCTTACTCATCGTTGCCTTCCTCCTCTCCTGTAGTTTCGTCGCTCTCGTTCTTCTTGGAAGTATCCTTGCCCAGACTGATAACACCAGCCGCTGGAACACCAGGAATACTGACGAAAGAAAGTTCGCGAAACCACATGTTGCCCACTTCCCAGACACACAGTTTCTTACCATAGCGTTGGCCCTTTGTGTGGTCACAAATTTCGCGGGTCTTGTATATGTCATTACCACATATAGAGCAGACCACGGAATCTGTGAGATATCCAACAGAGACACTTAGATAGTCCCCTTCTTTAACCTTCTCGATATACTTCCAATCACTGATGCGCGCACACACCATTATGTGAGTATTATCAACAAAGTTGGAAGTGACTATTCTACCTAAGATATCTCCAAAGGTCTCGTGATTAAGCAGAAGTGGCTTTGGATAGACATCAGTGAACGATCTATATCCACTGCGTTCACCGTGGTCATTCTTCTTGCCCCCCTTGAGCGACTCCGAAGAATAACTATTGAAATTCTTCGAGACGCCTGCTGTCACGGCTAATATCTCTGGAAATAAGGCATCTTCTTTACCGACCGCGTTCGCCAATGACAGTGCCGGAAATGGCCCTGCCAAAGATTCAGTCAGTTTTAAGTACTTGTCATAAATCAATATACTCATCATTTTCTTCCTTTTTGCGGCGACCCTTTTGTCTTATACTGATTAGTGGGTCTGTCCCTATTCGCCGTAGTCTTATTGGTCTTGGTCTTTGGAGCGCCAGCACCAGTAGCACCAGGCGGATGCGCCGCTTTAATCTCGGGTATCTTAATCAGATTACTAAAGAGACCTTTCTGTTCAGAATCCTGCAATGGATCAATGCCCATATCGGTTCTGACTTCATCTAGCGTGGCAACATTGCCAGCGAATTTCTGTATCACGTGGTTCTCGTGCTTGATCTTATTATCAAAGTCTATTTCTTTGAATTGGAAGTTTACTATCACATCTGTATTCATTATATTCCAATTATCTTCTCGAAGCCATTCATTGAATATAAAATCGGCTATAACAGTAGCAACGGCGCGCTGGTAGAACTTAATCCAAACATAAGTTTCTAATCTTGCCTGGTCAGCAACTGAATTGTTCATATCAGAGATATCACCGACTATGAATGGATCACCTAGGAGACCAGACAAGGTGCGATTTCTGAAGTACTTCAAGAAATTAAATTGATCTGTTATTCCGCTTGTCTGTAATACGGATTCAGCAGAGAGACGTTCTGTACAGGCAAACCAGCCCTGAAGAGGCATATTGGCTATTTCCTCTCGTAACGTCGCCACCTCATCAAGACGGCCGTACAGTCCTGGCTGAGGAAGACCAATCTTCATTAATATTAATGGAGTTATATGTCTTGCCATAACTTGGAGAGTATCTTCCTCGAATTCTCTCAGGGCCTTGACATCGTCTAAGGCATTCAATGCGGGAGGTTTACCAAAGATTTCCCCACGCGTAGGTGTAAGAGCGAAATGAATTACATCATTGGCTGAGAATGTAACAGGAGGAGCCCCAGGCACTTCGTACGTCCAAGAAATAAGTCTACCATTCCCATCAACAGTGGGAGTCATAAAATCTAAATGGACAGGCCAATAACCTGTGACTGGTCCCGACGCATTGACGCCCGCTAATCTTTTGAATATTGAAGTTGAAGGAAGAGACACCTTAACGTCATTTCTTAGTCTACTCTTGATGAGAACTACGTTATGGTACGTTATAAGATCTTGGCTAATTTCATCAATTAATCGGGAAAATGGATAGATATTCGCACCAGTCCCTTTGCCCATGGAAATCTCCATCATCCTGACACGTTGTTTAATATACTCTCTCGCAGCATCGTTTCGACTGACAATACCCCATCCCTCTTGAACGACAAGACTAATCATCCTGTCGCGTATGCGCTTAGCATATGCCTCTGTATCATATAGCGCATCTATCTGCGCCACATCAAATTCTGGAGTAACACCAAGCCTACTAGTCCTGTTAACGCCAGCAACATATCCAAATTTCGTTGGGCTAAAGAACTTTGGCTTAGCTAAAGAGACAGGGATAATCTGACTAAGAAGATCAGACGAAACCTTTGCTGTTAATCCTCCTGCGGGCATAGTTCCTCCAAATTAACAATCTGTAAATCTTTCGACATCCTCTATGCGAGATAGTACAATGGGATCTCCCTGTCTAAAAGGAGGGATTATCTCATCTTTCCTGCGATTACTCCCAGGAGAGACATAACAACCGCAAGAATCTATAGTATATATAGCAGGAATATATCTGTTAAATGTTGTGTCGAATATCATATCTGCATTAACCGCTTTGAGAGCCTCATCAACTAGCGTACTGATGACTTGTGAATCGGGAATACTAGAAACCTCTAATAATTGCTGACGAAGTCCCTGGGTAATCTTGGCAATATCCATCCATTCAGATTTTAAGGCCAACTTATTAATCTGATCAAGCTTAAACTGATATTTCTGATCTGATTTACCCCACATATCCCTGAGCTTGAATTTAAAATCATCCATTAGGTCATCCAAAGAATCCATCAAGAAGTGTCCAAGATTTTCTAACGGAAGACATCTCTCTAAAAGATCTTCTGAACAGCTTTCGTGTTGTATCAGGTCATTAACTAATGAACCAACCTGACCTCGGGCATCTAACAAAAGCCTTGTCTGCAATGAGGCAATTACATTAACTATGGCGTGTATCAGCGGACTACCTAATTTTATTAATCCAGATATACCATTTTGTAAAGGTATATCGAGAGCTACCAGTGATACATCTAGTCCTTTGAGAAGTCCCGCTAGATCTTCCGCTGCCTGTTTAATATCTTGTAATGGACCACAGATACTACGAAGCATCCATCCTAACGCACAACCAAGAGTTTGTGGATACGAATTATATAATGTCGATAAGGAGTTATACTTAATCTTATCGGCTAATTCTTCGGCCTTCTGAGCCTTTAAGGCATAGAACTTTGATAACTCCTCAAACTCGCCGCTCGCTTCTTCCCGTTGTCCATTCAAAAGATCATATATTGATGTATTAAATATATCAACACCTTCGGAAGCAGAGGCATCATTGATGGCGGATTCTATGACTCGCTGTTCATCAGAAACGAGTCGCCCGAGTTCGTCACCTAATTCATCTAGAAAATTGATATTCATAGTCTCTCTATTTTAATAAGGAGTTAAGGAGGGTATTTATATCAGTATAAATGACCTCTAATTCCATCTTATATTTTTCTGGTAAAGGAGCAACATCCATCTGTGGATCCACGAGCCCAAGTATTCCAGATAGATCAACAAGCAGTTCTGCTTCTTGGTCTCGTAGCATGGCAAGATATTGAATATCCGGCCCTATCGGTGTCATTGATAGAGTTTTTAATATGAGCAACATTGCCTCTCTATTCGTCATTCGCTACATCCTTTAATTCTTATAGCAGCCGCCACGCCAAAAGCTATAGTATCAAGAATATTATTCCTGGCAGCCTTATAAGTATTTTCGAACACCATTACAAATAATCCATCTATATCCTTAATAGTTACCTTGTCTTTGTTAAAGAATTCCTTTAGCTCAGCTCCTCCCCTAACTTGAGAAAGATCGATTTGCCTATTCTCCCACTTTCCTAGAATATAACCAGTAGCTATCCTTGTCTTCTTTAGAGCACCGATTATAGATAACACCGCCGTCACCTTGGTATATATTGGAGTCTTAACATATATAGGAGACTCAATGAATTGACTTAGCGGAGCAGTCGGTTCAATCTCTTGTGGTTCAGCTACGAACTCTCTATCTAATCTATCGGGATAAAAATCGTCTGCCATTACCTCTCCAAGATGGTAAACCTCGTGGTTCCCTTCTGCCCAAGGTATTAGACCTCGGTTTTCCCCAGCTTCCTCTCGGAATTATTGCTCCCCATTGTGAAATATTATCTTCTTTTTCTGGCTCTGGCTTCAATCTAGACCGCTCATATTCTGGCATAGGCACAAAGAATGCGGCGGATGTGAAGTCAGGGCGATTGAATCCGAAGTGATGTATCATTACAGCATGAAGAGCAAGGATAAGGGCATCATGTGCATCATCTGATACAATTGAATCAGCGGAATATACTGGGCGCCCAGAGTCGGCATATCTCTTTACATAGTATCCAGAAAGTTGGGCACGAAGACCCCTCGCGAATTGCCCCTGAACAACTCTACCATCAGATAATTGTATAGGTTTATCGCTATAGCCATCTCTACATCCAATAATTCTGCCATTTTCCATAGTTTTGACTAAATTATTAACCATCCATGGCTTTATAGGACCAGAGGTTAAATCCATTGTTATAGCATCAAAGTATTCTAACTTATCACTAAAACTAATACCAACAACTTTGTCTGTCAATCCACCTTCTGGATGGATATTGCCATAGATATGTAACTGCTCAATCTGTGATTCGCCCGCGCCACGATCACAGAATATCCAGTGTGGTCTAAAGATTTCATTGATCTGAATAATCTTATCTATAGCATGACTATATGTAAGTTCACCTTCCTTGCCAGGAGGCAAATTTTCCCTGAACCTAATGACCACTTTGTCGAGTATAGGATCAACTTCCAGACCTATTATCTCAGGACCAACACTATATTTATTCCAATCTACACCGATGGTTCTACAAGGAGAATTTAGATTAGGAGACATCGAATATGTATAGTTAGAGAGTTCAGAATCAAACATCATAGAGATATAGAATTCCTGATAAACGCCTCCTTCTAGTTCTCCCCAATCTGCTTCGACCTCGTGAACCCATTTTTCGGTGGTTAATTCTCTGCGCAACGCCGCCTGTGTATCATCATCCCATGCGGGCCCTATATCTACGTCTGCTCCATTCTCTATAGCCCATTCTTTATACAAATTCGCGGCCATTTCTCTAGAATAATAGAATTCTTTATATTCGACATCATTACAAAGATTATAGAAATGAGAACGCGCGCCAGAGGGTGTGCTAGACACTATGACATCAACATTTAATTCAAGTATAATGGGGATGGCAGCGTCAAACATGGTAGGATCCATATAATCCATCTCGTCAAATATCATTAAGACTCTTCCTGCTGTAGCATTGTCGGCTCTCTTTTGCTTAGCACCAAAACCACGGACAGCTCTCGCCGTACAGAAACCTCTAATGGTTGATCCGTTAGAGAAGCCTAACTCATGTGGGCGACGCCTATCTGGCTCTGTTTTTACATCCATAGTTGTCAGCATCGGCCTAAGCTTATCATCAAAGAGCTGATCTAACTGCGATTCTCCTGGGCCTATAACGAGAACAGTTGCCCTTTCATTTGTGAGAGCAGTATGTAATGCTATCCAAGACAAGATCATACTCTTGCCAGTTCGTCTGGCAAATCGTAGAGCTAATCTTTTAGGACCGGGATTTATAGAATACCATTCAGATTGACAAATAGGACAAATATCGGGAGGTTCCTCGTATCTCTGAATCTGTTGCTCACAGTCAAGATTCGAACATCTACATCTTTTTGGCGCTTGATGCTCTAGCACATTTACTTGATGGGGCCAAGGACGCATGTTAATCTTATCTTCTACCCATCCAGTTATATCATCAAGGAGGCGAATCTCTTTGGTGAGGCGTTCATTATCAGTTGGGGGGAGATAAAGGCTATTATAAAGCTCATCCATTGTCTGCTTTTAACCTCATCCTTTCTAGAACACCTAACGAGGTATTAAAATCAGCAACTACGGCTTCTCTATCTGAGAACTGCTCAAGAATTAATCCTGCATCATCAAGTCTCTTAGATCCTTCTTTGTCAATAAATGTCATCATCTTATGTCCCGCTTGAGGCAAGACTGGCCTCGTGCCAAACTTTTCGAATGTCGCCGCTATATGGTCTCTCTTTTCCTGTAAGAATCGAGTGACTTCTTGAAATTCATCTTTATCATCTACCAGCCACACCAGCGCCGCAGCTAACTTCGGAGGATCAATTTCTCCCATACTTAACTTTACCATTACATCTACGATATCCATAGCCTCGCTATTAGGAGAAAAGAGATAACATAAATCATATGGCTGTATAGACATTGCCAAGGCAAGGGAAAATAACGTGATGTGATTCTTATAGTATTTACCTATATGATTATATATTCCTTCATAGATAATACGATTCATAGTATCATCAGTGAAGACTACACAATTGTTAGCCTTAAATATCTTGGCGAGTTCTGCCATCTTCTTACCAGAGGCCAGCATTCCGAATGGTTGCGATGGATTATACATAAATATAATATCGCTAGGCTGAATAACCTTCTTGAGTTCTTTAGTGACGAAGAAACCATCCTTACCAACTGGGCAGGTATTCATTTCAAGACCGATGTGTTTCGCGCGCAACAATATGTCTTCGTGAGCATACTCAGGAAAGATTATTCTCTTATGGTCCATAACTAGATAATTTAATGCCAAGAAATAACCCTGTATCTTCCCATTAACAAGCGCGATATTCGCCGCACCATATTCTCCTCTAATAGAGGATGTCATATCTGGTAGGTCATATTCTGATAGAAGTTCTGCGAGCTGAATATCGAATCCTTTACTAGAACGAACACTAACCCTTTTGACACATCCAAGAACCTTGGCGAGCGCGGGGTCAATAGGAATATCTAGGACTGGGTTTACGAGATCTAACTTGGACAATATAAAGCTCCTTAACTAGTAGGGATTTAATCTATTATGCATAATTTTTCCCTCATTCTGCATCACAGATCTGAGAGCCATTTGTGTTCCTTGCATTATCTGAACCGAGCGCTGCCTCATAGTAGAAGCGGCATCTGAATCTATATATAGTTGATTAGAGTATGCTTTCATTGAGAACTGACGACTCATCTCTACATTAATGCGCCCTGTTTCCCACGCGGCTTGTCCTATCCCTGCGGCGATCTGAACTCCTATTAAGGGCCACAATAGACTAGGAACAGCTACCTCCATTAAGACCCAAGGAGTAGACCTTGCAAGGGCGCTCGTTAGTGAGACGCGTTCTCCTGCGAGAGCTCCGATACCTAGTTCAAATGCACCAAAAGTTGCATATTGTCTGCCTATAGTCTGTAATGTTATCTTAGCGGCAGAATTAGCTATCATCTAACTCCTCCTCGAGACCTATGACTACCTAAGACTATGTCTCCTGTAGCCCCCATCGTTGGCGCGCGCGACACGGAACTCTGTAATGCCGAAAAGTCATATGAATCATCAACACCTACAGTCTGAATGCGCCGATCTCGCGCAATACGATTCCTTTGATACTCAGCACCTATAGTCTGATTATATAGAGGAATAGCGACGGCACTAGTGAGTATGGCACTCCTGGCCCACATCTCAGCACGTGGAGTCATAAAGGCTCGATGTGGCAAAGCACTTTCTATAGAACCAGGTCTCCTAACAACTTTAGCTGCCTTAGGATCCCAGGCTAGATGATGCGAGCGACCAATACGACCAGACATAAATCCGCGCCGACCAAATCGTCCTCTGGTAGCCCTTTCTCCTGCCTCTTTGAACAACTGAGTAGGAGCGAAGGCGCCAAAGCCAGCACCAAGGACAGCAGTTCCCCAAGGATTCTGTCCTGTAGCCTCACCAACAGCATAGCCGAGCGCGCCAAAGCCCACCATACGCATCAAGGGCTTACTCGTTAACTTACCCATTCCTGCGAGAAAAGTGTGCATTCCTGGCATTTATTACCTCATAGAAGGCCAGTCGTGCATTGATACGGCGTTAATTACATTGCCTTTCCCTTTCGCTAATACCCTTCTGGAGCCTCCGATTGTTTCCATACCAAATAATCCCATAGTCTCGCCTCCGCCAGCATATACTCGAAGATTTTTCCACGTTGCTTCATCTATAGCACGAGCACCATAGCCGGGCATATTAATATATGACGAGGGGGGACCAGGAGACCTGTATACTTTTTCTAAGACTTGCATTGGCATCCCTGGAGCTCTAGAACCTGCACGCATACCTGCTCCGTGAGATATGCGGTTTACCGGCGCTGACAATCCTCTAGGACGAAGCGCCGCTCCAGGAGACATAATCTCTTGCATAACTCTTTTGCCTGGAGTTGCCATCCTAGCCCGATGTTCAGCAAATCTTCCCATAACATCACTTCGGCGCATACCCCTGAGGCCCTGTCCGCCAAGATAGCCTATACCACCGTACAGCGCCGCACGAGATGCTCGGTCTCCCATATCATCGCCAGTTAGGAATCCATACGTTGCTCCTATACCTGCGCCATAGCGCCCCATAAATTTAGAGGCACCACGCATTCCCCTTGGAGAAAATAATGCGTGACTAGCCACTTCCATACCTGCTCTAACATTTACCACTAGAATCTATCCCCACCCGTATATTCGTGTCTTAACCTAACATCCACATACATCCCTATGAACGGCGATGTCCCTGTAGATACGAGACAGAATGGTCCGTATATATCATATGGCCCTGTCTCAAATGAATCATTTAATCTTAGTCTTATATACCAGCATCCATCAGTGATGCCGTCCGCGGCGTAGTCCCAGGCCATATCGTAATGTTGTATGCCCGCGGGCCACGTGCTAGATATCCCCGTCGTTAGTCCAGAGGCTGTGGCGTTGTTCCACGGCCCCACGAGGGCATCGCTATATTGAAAATCGGCGCCGGTAAAGGAACACACATCATCATCTGTATCTATCGCATAATATAATAAGTAGGCATAGTCAGCGATGTTAACATTGGCAATGTTGACCTCGGGAGGGTCGTTGGCACCGAAACGGCCGACCATACCTGCTAATCCAAAACCCCTCAAGCAATTACCCCCAGTCGTTCATAATTGTCGGCATATTCTTCAATAGCATTGATTACATCTTCTACACTTATAAGTCTCATCTTATCATTAGGAACATTCTCATTCCTTAGCCACTGAATATTAGGATCGGGAATGCCTTTGCAGATATTGATGTTAGTCGGATAGCCAAACAATGCTGGATTCGTGCTACCAAACAATATTATAGCCTTGGTACCAAATGCGTGAGCCGCGTGGCCCGCCCAAGTATCAACACTAATAACAAGCGATGCGTGCTTCACGAGAGCAATGGCATCTAGGATATGGGTAGTGAGAAACTGATCTGTTCCAAGATCTGTCTCTTGCCCCTTCACGCCCAACTGATTCACTTGATATCCTCTTTCCTTCAATGCCCTAATGAGTGCGCGCCACTTTTCATCTTCCCAGTCCTTATATGTACTAATCTTACCGTGCGCCGTCACAGCAGAGTAAGGAACAATGAGACATAATGGGCCATCGGCGCTGGCAACAAATTCCCTTGCTCTATCCTCTCTCCACTGAGGAATGAAGACGCTATATCTCTCGTCATCATCGGTGAGACCATATTCATCGTACCATAATTGTCTTAGGTGCCTTTGGCTCTGAGACTTAAATCCTCGTTCATATACATTTACAGGATGTTCAGATAAATCCGATACTACTTCTAATGGCCAGAAGACATCTATATTAGGATTGCCGTGTAGTATGTCCTCAGAACTCGCGCCCACCACAATCTGCTTATCGGTAGATTTCCTCAATGCCTGAAGCATAGCAGTAGTAGCAATATGGTCGCCAACGCCAGCAAAGATAGGCACAAAAATCTTGTCATCATCGTTGCGCACCAGTTCCTTCACTCTTTCCCAGAATAACTTATCGTCTTCTGCCCACAGACTACCAGCAGGATTATTGCTTCTGATGCCTCCACTGGGAGACTGGAAGTGCCAGGTAACAATATCGGTATCAACTATAAGTTTATAGCCAGCGTGGAACATTCTGTATGTAAAGTCGGTTTCTTCACGATGGCCAACTCTGGAATATCCTGTGAAATATCCTCCTATCTCTTGGGCCACAGATTTCCTGAACATAAACGAACTGGTGAGATGCTGGACTTCATAAGTACGTGCCGCCTGATTAAAGTGTTGTATGTGTATAGGTGGCCCCATTGCCTTTGCGACGAACTCGGCCTCATCATTGAACTCGGGGGAACTAGGAGCCATTACAAGACCGCCAGCGGCGGCTACCTTTGGGTCTTTGAACTGCTGTACGAGTTTCCCTATTGTCTGTCTCTCAGGATACTCATCATCGTCAACTCTTAGTATAAGTTCCGACTCGGCTAACTGTAGCCCCATCTGATGCGACCACTGGGGGCCCTTCTTCTTACCAAATACAACCTTCCATTGTATATGTCGGCGGTCTAACAATGCCAACTGATGCGCCAGCAATGGAATAGTTCGTATATCTTGAGCATCATCAGTGTCATCTATAATTATAATTGAGAAATTATTATATGTCTGCCGTGCCAGCGCCCCTAACGTATGGCTAAGATAATCATATCTATTCCTCGTTGGGATTACTACTGTCACGTGTGGATTCAAATATCTATCCTCCAATATCTTTGAATTCCTCTCAAATATCTTTCCCCATTCCTCGACTCCAATCTCACTATGCATTGTGGCTTCCCCTTCGTGATATATAGGGAAGTTGCCTATGACATATTTGTCTTTACCACCGCTGATTTCTCCTGCTTGTGCGAGACGATAACCTGCCTTGACGGCCTCTATTGAAAAGCTAGTATCGTCGCCCCCTCCTTCCTTAAAACTTTCGTCCAATAGACCTACCTTATCAAAAACCTCTCTCTTTATCATAGCACAGAAGAATATAATGAAATCGTGATCGGTATGCGAGCAATGACCAAGAGTTGGCCCTACTATGCCAACGCGCGAATCTTTCGCGAAGGGCTCTCTCAACATAGAGATCCAGTGTTCTCCAGTTATCTCTGTATCGCTATTCAGAAGAATTATATATTCTCCATACGCTTCGGGGATAGCGACATTATTGGCGCGCGCGTAGCCTAACGGCTCATCATATATATAAATTCTCTTAGTATATTCTTGCTGTCGTATCCAGTCGTTAGTCTCATCATTGGAACCATTAGAGACGATGAGGATCTCATAATCTTCCTTCGTATACTGTTTGATAGATGCGAGACACTTTTTGAGCCATTCAAGTTGATTATATACAGGTATGATAATAGAATAGGTCGGCCCTGGCTTATACGCTATAGTTTTGGTACACGTATCTGTTATGTCTGGCATATTTGTAGCAGGTTGTGATGAGATATTAACAAGACCAAGGGAAGATAATATTTTTTCTATTTCGTCGCCCCACCAGCACCAATAATGTTGGTGACCTGGCCAAAGGGGAGTTCCAATCCAATTATGTATTAATCGATGCCGACGTGCGGGTTCATTAAGCCAAACTCTACACGTTTTTTCAGTGTCTGGATAAATTAATGTTAAAATCCCACCAGGACGAAGAACTCTAATCCATTCGGTAAGAACCGTTACGGTTTCGTGTGGCGGAAAATGCTCTATTAAATGAGACGCAAAAACCTCTATAGCAGAACAATCATCGAAAGGGAGATACCGAGCATCGGCTTTCACATCGGCTTTTTCGCAATGAAGATCAACATTAATATAATCTTTTTTTAAGTCCTCACCACATCCAACGTTAAGTCTAATCATTTATATGTCCAGTATGTTTTAGGATACTAGCCATATGTTCAAACCAAGAATTTCTATCCATATCTCTTTTCATCCAGTTACACTTTGCGCAACAAGGAACTACGTTATCTATTGTATATCCTTTAGTATTATCAACACGATCAAGACCTTGACAAACATAATCTCCATTATTGTGTCTGGCTTTAACAATATTTAACGGAGGACTTCCACAATAATAACAATTCTCTTGGGTAAGACATGTGAATTCAATTTCATCTATTTCGAAAGTATAATCAAGAGACTTTGCTCGTTTCTTATAATCTCTCATTCTATGTCTTATCGACGCTTGTCCTTTTAACAGGCGACGGTTATCTCTAGCAAAACACCCACAACTAGAGGTATGACCAGACCGAAGATGAGAGGCTCTTACCGTAGTAAAATTTCCACACCCTCCTAAAATGGGATCACAAAGGCAACGCCAATAAATACTAGACGACGGATGCTTCCCCCTCTTTATAACTTTAAGCCTCCCGAAGGTTTGTCCAACAAGATTTTCATTGCTTCCCCGTTTCGTGCGGGCTATGTTGATATTTCGTCTCGCCAATTCTTTGCTAAGACATCCACAACTTTGAGTATGACCACCCTTAAGATTACTTCTATTTGTAATCTTTGTATTTCCACAGTCGCACTGGCATTCCCAAAGCATTGCTCCATTTTTAGAGCCAATTCTTCGCAACGCTTCTAATCTTCCAAATCTCTGTCCTGTTAAATCTATGACCTTACTCAAATTCAGTACCCCAAATTCAAACGAAATACGTTCTCCATTAATAATTATACCATATTATGGGTGCATTGTCAAGACTAACTAATCCTATGGACGGTCAAGTACGTTGCTTGAGATATACCAGATATATCTACTGCATTGTCCCCAGAAACAGACAATGCATAGAGTTCTATATAGTCGGTAATGCCATTACAATAGATAACATCGGTAGCCTGAACTGTTAAGGCAGCGGCTAACGATGAGTGAATATGATTATCTGTTACAAGGGCTCCATTCTTATATATAGCACAGGCATATCTTTTACCTACTACTATACTAGAGCCAATAAAATTAACTGAACCTACTACTAGGTAGTATCCTTCTACATTTGGCGTACAACGATACGTGCCAGTATCGAATATCGCTGTAATATCATATGTTTCTGTATCTAGCTGGACCTGCGTCCAAGTATTATTAACGAGATTTAATTGATTGCTACCAAGATAAGCTCTACATTTAGGTCCTATAGTTGCGCCACTGAACCCAGATACACCAGAGAATCCAGATGTACCAACAGGAGCGAAGCCAAATCCTATGTTGTCATCATTAGACAAGCTTCCATTATGTGCTTGATATGTAATAGAACACTTATAATACGTTACTAAATTAGTGACAACAGTAAGCTTATAGTGCACGAAGACAGACGGATCTGATTCTTTGAAGATTCTTACACTATCTCCACTTTTAAGCTCCGCAAGTACAACTCCTACACTAGCCGAATTCCTATCGGTAGTGCTAATTGTTATATTACTAACAATCAAGGGATTTGCATTATCAAATTCTATGTGCCCCGCCGCGGGGGGCTCGGATGTATCTGTTGAGAACTGATAGAGTAATGTCCAGCCACCAGTAGAACCCATCGATCCACTGTATCCAGAGAGGCCACTAAATCCGCTTATACCAGAAAAGCCTGAAATACCTGAGAAACCTGAAATACCAGAATATCCACTAAAGCCTGAATCTCCAGTAGCACCCGTATCTCCGCTATAACCACTTGTGCCAGAATATCCTGAGATACCTTCCGAACCGGTTGCACCAGTATCTCCAGAATAACCCGAGATGCCCGAGTACCCACTAATCCCCGAGTATCCTGATGTACCAGTTGCCCCAGTATCACCCGTGGCCCCTGTGGCCCCAGAGTAACCTGAGATGCCAGAGTATCCACTTATTCCACTATAACCGGAGATTCCAGAATAACCTGACGTTCCTGTAGCGCCTGTATCGCCAGTTGCCCCCGTGGCACCAGAGTACCCGCTGATTCCTGAATAACCAGATATGCCTGAGTAACCTGATACCCCTGTGGCTCCAGTAGCGCCGCTGTATCCGCTTATACCACTGTATCCAGAGGTTCCAGTAGCACCTGTATCTCCTGTGGCTCCTGTCGCACCACTATAGCCAGATATACCACTATATCCTGACGTTCCTGTGGCCCCGGTATCACCGGTAGCTCCAGTAGCGCCCGAGTAACCTGAAATTCCTGAATAGCCAGAGATACCAGTGGCACCGGTATCACCAGTAGCACCTGTGGCCCCGCTATATCCGCTTATGCCAGAGTATCCTGATGTCCCAGTGGGACCAGTTGGACCTTCTGGGCCTGTGGCACCGGAATAGCCACTAATTCCAGAGAAACCAGAGTACCCAGAGATTCCTGAATAGCCTGAAGTGCCTGTTGCACCATCTGCACCATCTGAACCATCGGTACCTGAGTAACCACTTATACCAGAATAACCGGACGTGCCAGTCGGTCCAGCACCGCCGGTTGCACCGCTATATCCACTAGTTCCTGAATACCCCGAAGTACCAGTTGCGCCAACTCCACCAGAGTATCCAGATATACCCGAATATCCGGATTGACCGGAGTACCCCGATGTGCCAGCTCCTTCTGGGCCTGTTGCGCCAGAGTACCCTGAGATACCCGAGTATCCGCTTACCCCAGAGTACCCGCTGGTTCCGGCTCCAGAATAACCAGAGACTCCAGAGTAGCCTGAAATGCCACTGTAGCCAGAGGCACCATCGTTTCCGTCGGCACCAGAGTATCCACTAAATCCTGAAGGTCCACTATAGCCAGAGAATCCTGAGGGCCCACTGTACCCAGATGTACCTGTCGCGCCGGTGTCGCCCGTTGCTCCAGTATCGCCAGAATATCCAGAAATTCCGCTGTAGCCCGAGATGCCACTGTATCCGCTAATGCCTGAATATCCAGATTCGCCAGTAGAACCATCGGTACCAGAATAACCAGATATACCGCTATATCCTGAGTATCCGCTTGTTCCTTCGCCCGAGTAACCTGAATAACCTGATGCTCCAGGACCACCAGCGATTGCAGAATACCCTGATAAGCCAGAGTAACCACTGGGACCTGAATATCCACTATAACCCGAATAACCAGACCAACCACTAGTGCCAGAGTAGCCACTTGTGCCCTCTATTCCATCTTGTCCACTGAATCCTGAGTAGCCAGATATTCCTGAATCACCCGTGGCGCCATCTTCTCCTGAATATCCACTGTATCCAGAAGTTCCCTCTCCACTATATCCGGAGTAACCTGAAGTACCAGATTCTCCTGAATAACCGCTAAGCCCCGAATCTCCAGAATAACCACTATAGCCAGAGTAACCGCTTACACCTGAATACCCGGAGAAACCAGAAGTTCCTGGTCCACCAGCTGCCGCGGAATAACCAGATAAACCTGAATAGCCCGAAATCCCACTGTATCCACTCGGTCCGGAGTAACCACTGAAACCTGATGTACCAGTATCCCCAGTAGGACCAGAATAACCTGAGTAACCAGAAATGCCACTATAACCGGATGTTCCGCTGTATCCTGAAATACCAGAGACTCCGGAATACCCAGATTCTCCAGAGTAGCCACTAATGCCGGAATAACCCGATGTACCGGAAGCACCTGTCGCAGCAGAATATCCACTAGTGCCACTATAACCAGACTCTCCTACTCCGTCAGATCCACTATACCCAGAAAGACCAGAAAAGCCAGATATTCCAGAGTATCCGCTGGTTCCAGTTCCACCAGTTTCGCCACTGTATCCACTCGTTCCTTGTTCACCACTATAACCACTCTCCCCCTCTCCGCTATAACCAGAATATCCTGACGTACCTATGCCTGAATAACCTGAAGCGCCATCTTGTCCGTCTTCACCCGAGATGCCACTGTATCCAGATATGCCGCTGTAGCCAGATTCTCCAGAATAACCACTTGAAGCGGCGGCGCCTGGCGTACCAGAGTAGCCAGAATAACCAGAGACACCTGAGGTTCCCTTAGGGGCCCATCCAAAGCCTACGAAGTCACCATCGGCGAATGAGCCATTATGTGTTAGATATGTAACAACGAATGTATGATAGTTACCATTATCTATATTCGAAGTTACGTTAAATATAATATAATTGTATGCTGCGTTCTCGTCAAATATTCTTATTTTATCGCCAGCAACAATTGCATCAAGAACTGGATCTGTGAATCCAGAGAGACGATCTGTATCATAAACATATATCTCAGTGACGAGACCATATGTAGCACTATTAAATTCAATCTCTCCAGTGAGAGGACTTTCATCTATATCATCACTGAATATATATAGAAGCGTCCAGCCGCCAGTATCCCCACTGTAACCGCTGATACCAGAAATGCCAGAGAAGCCACTGTAGCCAGACCTTCCAGAGAAACCAGAGATACCAGAAGGACCTTGAGGACCGGCGTCACCAGTCACTCCGCTAAAGCCAGATATACCGCTATATCCACTTATACTACTATAGCCAGACTGCCCAGAGTATCCACTGAAACCAGAGGTGCCTTCACCACTATAGCCAGAGATACCAGAATGACCAGAGACTCCTGAATACCCAGAGATACCAGAATCTCCAGAGTAACCGGATATACCCGATTCTCCTTGTTCCCCACTGTAACCAGAGATTCCACTATATCCGGAGACACCAGAGTATCCAGATGTACCTTCGCCAGAATACCCTGATTGACCAGAATACCCACTGAAGCCACTATAGCCAGAAGCTCCGCCGGGGTCTCCGCTCTCTCCACTATATCCTGAATATCCTGATGTACCAGGAGAATCTCCACTATAGCCAGAGAATCCACTATAGCCACTCAACCCAGTATCGCCAGCACCAGAATATCCTGATTGACCACTATACCCAGATGAACCTATGCCACTATAGCCACTGGTTCCTTCACCGGAATAACCACTAGCACCCATGGCGCCACTATAGCCAGAAATACCAGAGTATCCACTTATACCATATTGTCCGGAATATCCGCTAGTGCCAAACTTACCCGAGTATCCAGAGAGACCACTGTCACCGGTTTCTCCACTGTATCCAGACTGTCCGCTATATCCAGAGGTACCCTCTTCTCCACTATAACCGGAGTGACCAGAATAACCCGATTGACCCGATTGTCCTACTTCTCCGCTATAGCCCGATTGTCCTGAATATCCACTGAATCCTGAAGGTCCTTCTGGTCCATAGTCTCCGCTATAGCCACTCTGGCCGGCGGGACCACTATAACCAGAGTAACCCGATTGACCAGAAGCTCCTACTCCGCCAGAGATACCAACATACATACTGTCATTTGTGGCAGATGTAAATATTCCTGATATTCCGTATACACCAAAGCGCGCATCAACAGGCGTAACTGTTCCAGTGTCAGCATCAACGTGTTCTAATCTATACTCATATGCTGTATCTATTACGCTAATGTAGCCCGCGGGCATTAGTCCATTTTGTGTATCGTCAGCCTCACGAATCGCCGCTGAGTGTTCGGCTTCTGTTAGGTGGTATTGCTCAGGAGGAGGCCCAGATGTTCCACCTTGGACGTTTGACAGCGCCCAGTGAGACATCATACCGCCAGTCGGCCCCCAAACACTAGTTTCATCTGAGTAAGAATAATGAACTAGTTCATCATATACCCAGGTAGTCATACCATCAAGAGGAGAGGTATAACTCCAAGTGCTATTGTCCCATTCGGCTACTTCATTATCATGCCCAGACCAGTCGCCAGTAGCACCACCGGGGGCTGAGGCAGCACCAATAGACCAGAACGTAGCATTATCAGATCTATTATTATGCCACGTAATATGGTCATCATCGCCCCACGCCTCATCAACTACAAAGAATTCCCTAATTGTACCAGTAAAATATTGACCAGATGCCGTACCATTATCAAAATCTTTTGTATTTCCTCCGGTATATGCTAATCCTCCATCGCCGGAATGAGCATTGATAAAATCAGTAGTTGCATGGGCATCCTCGGCATCCATTTCTACGCCATTGACATATAATTTATATTCGCCAGGATAGGCATATGACATTGTTACATAATATATGGTATTAATGGAAATATTTCCATTAGAGTCTACACCCGGCGCCGCACGATCGGTAACTAGATAGTCACCAGACCATCCTTGGCTCTCACTCCACCATCTAGCATATATTTTGTTATTACGTATATAAAGGAGGCAACCATTGACGTTGCCACCTTCGGCCAAAATGGTTTGTCTGGTGATTATATCTGAACCAGTCTCAAATATAAAGTTATGTGTTCTAATAGACCATTGCTGTTCTAGATATGCTATATCTTTTAGATTCCAGGCATCGTTTCCATCATAGGCTATACCGAGACCATAGGTGCCGTTATCAGCCGCGGGATCACTTACGATGCCGTATATATTACGAGCATATGTAGTGCGATCGTCGCCAGCGGTATCCATATGATAGAATAGCCCATAGGTAGAGGGATATGTCGATTCGGGTGTATTGGTAGCATCGTTAGTAGAACTATAATACATATAGATTGTGTACGGGGCATCAGCATCTAGAGAAGGTACCTTGACACGCGCTACGAACACTTGTCCAATAGGATCATATATTTCAATGTCATGATGAATTCTGGTATAGCCATCAGAGTCGGTGAATAGAATATCTCTACCGTCATTCTTGGCATATGTAAAGAGATGATCTACCCCGTTTATTTCAACCGAGAGAACGACATTTGTATCATCCGCCGAAACCTTGGTATTATCGGTTGTCAATCGGCGACGTATATACCATGCTGAGTTATACCAGTTAGCACTAGGAGCAATGAGATATCTGTCTCCAGTAGAAGGAGACACAGGAGGAGACGAGAGGTCTTTATCAAGGACAGGATCGATCCAAACTATTGCGCCACCGGCGCCCTGCCCCCAAGGAGCATAGATACCATCATAGTTAATGGTCGCAGTAGAATCGGTAATAGCTAGTACATCATTACGCACTTGGAGAACGCGGGCTAGACCAAGGGGATCACCATCAATTTCCCTGAAAATAATCTCTGGATTAGTTATTGAAGCCACGGAGGCACTCAATAACCAGACATCATAATCCATAGCTGGCCACGTATTAGAGACGAGGGTATCTCCCCAACCCGTAGATGATACAGGATGGGGAACAGTCCAAGACATATATACCGTGGAAGATACCACTTACATCACCATGTCCAGGTAGTTCTACTCCAACCAGAAGGAGTACGTCTATTACCTATGACGCCAATGGAGCCAGCACTAGCGCAGTTTAATCTCACAACAACAGAAGAACCAGAGTTGCCACGGAGGTCGTCGCCAAATTCAAAGCCAAAGGGGGAATTCGTAACGATAGTAGTATATATAGAATTTATCCCATTAGTGGTGCTACTGTTGAATACTTCGATAACACCATTCGCAGCATCGCTCCTGCCAGTGATACAGGTAAGAACGACGATGTCGTGTGGCCCTCTTGGATCAATAGTAAAGGAGATATAGCCACCAGAGACACCAGAACTCCAAGCGGCGAAGGAGGTTCCAAAACCAAACATTGCTGACTGCTCGGCTTGTTGCATTTAGACCCACTCCGGAGCTGAGCTACTACACCCAAAGGGAATCTGTTGGTTACCTATAACACATAGGGTACCAGCAGTAGTAGCTCCTAGCGATATTACCAACGTCTGTCCAGATACAGACCTAAGATCTTCAAATGTTAGACTAAATGGAGAATTGCCAACTTCGTGTCTGCCTATCTCAGTGAAGCCAGCTGTGCCACTACTTCTAAAGAGTAGGGCGGCTGTAGCCAGGTCGCTATCTCCCATTACCGTAGTAGGAAATATTACAGCATGTGCATGTATCGGCGAAATCGACACCGTAATCAAATTCGATGCTACCGCCGTAGAGGAATCCGAGAAATGCTTCCCCGGTCCGAATAGTGCGTACTTCTCAGAGTACTTCATTTCATCACCTATATATAACTGTAGGGCTTAGTCCTACTTGTATTCTCATCTTTATGGAAATATTCCATAATCTCATGAAGCAATAATTTCTCATCAACATTTGTTTCTCCGTGCTCTCTCATAGCTTTCATAATGGCACGAACTAGACGAGACTTCTCTTTTGGAGGCAATGCCGAGAAGAAATTACCCATAATGAAATTGTTGGCGGATGTCTGTATATAATCATTCATTTGCATCAAAATTGCATCTTGCTGTCCTACTATTCTTGCTTGTATCCTTGTTAATTCATCCAGTCTTTCTATCGTCCTATTCTGGATAGCTGCAATCTTGTAGGCCATATAAAGACATCCGAAGAACGCCAGAGAGACGACCGTAGCCAAAATGATATGAACTGTCAATTGTCTATTCCAAGTTTCTTTCTCTGTTCTACAGAGATGGTTTCACGCAGGCGAGACGCGTGTGAGGCATAATCTATGTTATTCCTACCATGCAAATGAAGATGATTATGTATAGAATTACCACTCGAACCGAGTTCTTTGGAGAGCTTCATTATACGATTGAACATCAGCTCTTGTAGCTGTACAGCATTTGATATTTCCATATTTATAAGTTCTTCACCTGTAGCTTCGTTATAGCCAGCAATTTTTGGGGTCTCAAACGAACCAGTCACCATGCTGCGCGAGGCGCGCTCATACATAACAAAGGCATCAGTCAGGAGCTTTATCTTGTGGAGTATCAGGACCTCATCAGGCTGTACTGATAGCTCAGACGCGATAGCTGTAAATGTATACGCAACCATCCCAATTTCAATTGGACATTTTTTGCCTCTCTTAGGCTTATCAACAGTACAGGTCTCTCTATATGGACAGCCGTCCCTTCCGGGACAGGCCATAGGTATACCGGCACAGAATCCGTGAGTATAGCGAGTTATAGATGTCTTAACTACATCATCAAGACAATCAGCCGCGATTGGAAATAGTTGTAGGCTCAATGCTGGTTTATTTTCTGAATCTGACACGTAGATAATCCTCGCTCATCGCTATGGTGAATAAAGATAACTTATCACTCATAGGATATGTAATGGTGCCTCCGTGATTCGAGGCACCCAGGATTTTGGCAATCTTTTCCGCCACGAGCCTTGACGCTATACTCGACAGATATCCAAAGTGTGTTTTGATATGTATCCATAGGTCGTTGTCATAAGATTCTAAGGATATAGTGATGGGAACAATCTTGGTCCCCATCCCTAATATATCTAACACATATCGGCATCTTATATCAGGAGGCTCAATGATGACATCTTTAATGTCATATTGATCGCGTAGAAATATAGAGTAGCAATCAATAAACTCTCGAAGATATTCGATGCTTATATTGATAGCTATCATTAGTCCTTCTTTATAAGAGCGCCAAGGGTTGTCGCGAGATCCATAATGGCTTTATATGCACCCATCGCTACTTGCAGGTCATCAATAGCAAGAGATACTGTCTTACCAGTAGACAACTGAACGACATTAGCAATTATCTTCTGTCCTGCTTCTATATTAATTTCAATGTTGAAATCGTCCATTACTTCTTCTCCGGTACGCCTATCTTGTCGGCTATCTTATTAATGCCCATCCAATAGGCATCGTCGATGACCTTCATAATCTCCGCTTCATCGACATAAGGGAACTTCTCCTTGAACTTAGCAATGAGTTCAGTGAACTCGGGCTTGAGTTCATCATTTGCCTTCTCGGCCAGTTCCCAGAAGCCCATTCCATAGACTCTTTTTCCAAAGCGAATGAGCCAATTAATGAACTTATCCCACTTTTCTTTTATCCAGTTCAT